CGGGACCGTCCTGGTCCCGCGCATGGTCTTCCACCGAAATGAGTATCTCGGTGATCCTGACCATTTCCCTCACTCATGGAAGGAGATGAAAGTGGCGCCTCGACAACGCACGGTCCTTGGATCTAGGGCCAAAGGCACTAGGACAAGGTTCGGCGGAACCGAGGGTGGTTTTCAAGTCAACGATTATAAGGCTTATTGCTCAGACCAAACTGGTTCTGGCGATAATGCTCCTTTCTTCGTTGAGAAGATTACCGCAGAAGGTGGGGTTATCAATAATCCATTCTATTCGTACTTTGGTCCATATTTTGTGGATTATAAGGCCGATTGTTTGGATAATTTGAATAACCTTGCTTTGCATTCCACTTTCAGCGATATCCCTTCGTTATCCGATGCTGCAACTTCGGCAGCCGCTCGGACTAACCCTAGTTCACCTTGGGTGAACGTTCCGGGTTTTATGTACGAACTTCGGGAGATATTTGAATTGTTTCCTAAGTTGGGCAAGAAATTGTTCACCTTAAGGAACGCTGCAAATATCAATCTTAACAGTCAATTCGGCTGGAATCCAGCCGTTCAAGACTTGGCTAAGATTATCGACTTTAGTGGCGCTCTTGATCGTCAGATCAAGAAGATCACTAAGTTGATGACCGAAAAGGGATTTCGTAAGACTGTGTCGATCGGTTCGTGGAGTTCTGGAGTCAACGCTTATAGCGATGTCCCCCAGAGCGCTGATAGCTTCATACAGTGTATGTTCTATCACGAAACGAAGCTGGAAATGAGGGCTCACTGTAGGTGGATGCCTACAGCTGATTTTCCTCAATCAATCCAGAATACCGACGACATTCGTAGTCTAGCACGGAGAGCAATGTATGGGCTGACCATAGATAGTTATACTATCTGGGAGGCCCTACCTTGGTCTTGGCTAGTCGACTGGGGTTCTAACATCGGTGACTATCTGAAAAGTCAGCGAAATATGATCCCCTGCGAGCTCGTATCATGTTCAGTGATGCGGCACTACACGACAACCACGACTTCTGATCCGTATGCAGAGGGCCCACCGAAAAATCTTTCGATGACACCCATTAAATGCACACGCGAAACGAAGATGCGTGATTTGGCGAGTCCTGCTCCTTCCGCCCATATTCCCTTTCTTACGGGGAATCAAATGGGCATACTCGGCTCGTTAGCGATAACGAGGCTGTAGTATTAGCCCCGTTTCGTTAACAACCAAGTATACACGGAGTAGAATACATGTTCGCAGATCCTTCTGTCGTCACCATCAACGCGGTGGCTAAGAATCTTGTCCGTATCAACCAGGATCAGTATTCTTCTGAATACATGCTCCGGTCGAGCACTGACGAGATCAAGCTGACCATTCGGAACAGCTCGTACTTCAACAAGAAGACGGGTGTCGGTACTGACCGACATAACGTCGAACTTGTTCAGACGGTGTTTCCGGTGGCACCTGCTACGCAGGCTACGACCCGCAAGGCGTATGTCGTTATTGAGAATCAGCGAGGTGATGACCTCACTGCCAATACGAAGTTCGCTGCAGGCTTGCTGGCTTTCCTTACGGAAGCCAACATCACCAAGTTGTTCGGTTACGAATCGTAAGAGTCGTAACTGACGTGTGACGTAGGAGTATCCGCGGCTTGGATCGCAACCCCCCAATAGGAGGCTACGATGAAAAGCCAAGTGAATGCTCTACTCCATGTTGCGTCTGGCATCCATAAGGATGTCCAGGCGGCATACCCGTCTATGGAGAGTGAGTTAGCCAAGGATCTTGGAAGACTCGCCCTCTACTGTCAGACTAGGGGTATAGGGTTGTTCACCCTAGACCTCCCTCACTTAGAAAGCCTCTTACTGAGTGCTCTCGAAAGTGGGCGCCTTGTCCTTGAAGGTCCTCTCTCAACAAGAGTATCTAAAAGGATCCATGTGCCGAGACTTTACTCGGGACTATGGTTGCGCGTGTTTGACAGGGATGGTTGCTTAAAGCAGGACGTAGATGTCACCGCTCTGTTCTTCTTGAGACAATTACTTGTCATTGGGAAGAAATTAGAGCTCGGATGCTCTTACGATCGCATACAAGCAGTCGTAAGGAACTACCATGACATCGAACGGCAGCTCCGAGCTCCCAGTCTTGACTGGGAACTCGACAGCCTCGTTCCAATCCCATCAACCAATAATCCTGGCACCGGACAAACCGATACCGGATTATCAGTTGACCATCAATATTGCTATCTTAGCAACAGCGATGGCAGTAGTTCTGATCTTCTTCATGGTTCTTCGGTTAACGAAGAACTCGAATTAGATCTTGAACCACGAACGGGAGGGGACGAGGGCCTTCGATCCGTCGCCAGAAGATTGCACCTTGTGCAAGCTCTTGACGGCTCCTTCGAGCAACTTTCCATGTCCTTACCGCTTTTCCATGAAGGGAAAGTGTTATCGGAGATGGATGTTGAACGTAGGAAGAAGGATCAAGGCCTCCTTTATAAGGCTCAGCAAGTTGCTGACCTTATAATCGGCTCCTTCGACGAACTCGATCCTCTCAGCTTTTCAGCTGAATTGGAAGAGTTTGGTCGAGGGATCGGCTTTAAGCATGGACCTGGTGCTGTAGCTGAGCGCTTAAGGCAAGAAGAGAAGTCTTCTTTTCCTTATTGGCCCAGTAAGCTCCAAAGGAAATTTCCTTTCATCTTCTGCGGTAAAACCGCAGGTGATGATCGGAGTCACCCCATTGATCATGAGGTGGCAAGTCGTCTGATTGCAGTGCCTAAGACCACGAAGGGTCCTAGGCTAATAGCTGCAGAACCTGTTGCCCACCAGTGGTGTCAGCAACTTGTTCTTAAATTTCTCTTTGATCAATGTCGTAAGAACTTTGGTTCTTCGTTCATTGACTTCAAAGATCAATCTAAATCAGGTGACTTGGTCCTAAGGGCTTCCTCAGACCGGGCATTAGCAACGGTGGACTTATCCGATGCTAGTGACCGTCTTTCGTGTTGGACCGTGGAGCGGATATTTCGAAGTAATCCTTCGATTCTATCTCATCTGCACGCCGCACGAACGAGGTATCTTAGAGATGACATCTCTGAGATCCCGAGCTTCTTGAGACTCAAGAAGTTCGCCTCGCAGGGTACAGCCGTGACATTTCCAGTTATGAGCCTTGTGATGCTCTGTCTTGCTTTAGCTTCGACACTAGAGCATGAACAGGTCACTTGGCATACAATTCGGAAATATCGCAACCAAGTCCGCGTGTTTGGGGATGATATCATCCTTCCAACACGTGGGTATGCGTCACTAGTGCGCCTTATGGAAATCCTACAGTTGAAAGTTAACACAGCGAAGAGCTACGTTAACGGTCACTTTAGGGAATCCTGTGGCGTTGACGGATACATGGGTTACGATGTAACTCCTGTAAAACCGAAAACACTAGTGGCCAACGATCCGGCGTCAGTACAAGCGCTGATCGACAATTCCAACAATCTCTTTCTGAAAGGATTATGGAATGCCTCACAGGCTTGCTACGACCTACTACCTGCACGTCTACGACGTGGAATCAGGATTGTGGGCGTCACTGATGCTGGACAGCGGGGTCTCGCTTCGTATTCAGGAAGCGATGAATCTCATCTTGCGAAAAGATGGAATTCTCGCTTTCATCGGTACGAAGTCCGAGTTTGGACATTATCAATCCGAACTCAAGAACGACCACGCAACGGATTTTCGGCATTGCTGGACTTCTTTGCCAGCAAGCACAATCATGAGCATGCTCGGATTGTGTCTGAATATGCCGACGTCCGGAAGACCAAGCTTGGTCTTCAATGGGAGCCCAGTTGTACTGCTCCTCGCAAGGATGCTGGATCTCCATGCCATGGAGCTTATGGATCGTAAGATCCTGAAAGCTTGCCATGACGGCACCAGCTACACAATGGAAGTATCCTTCCAGCGTGAAGTTGGTCATGTGCAGGATATCCTTGTCCTTGCAAGTGAGGTGCAGGAGGCTGAGTCGTACTTCAGAGATATGCTAGGAGCTAAAGACTCCGAGCCTCTCGAAGATAGACTGATCGCCGCTAAGTGTGAACTTATCGGCTGACCTCTATTACTTCTGGGTGGTGGTAACATTCTGAAAACAGGCCCTTCCATAAGGCGCACTAGTGACGCATACCCACGTGTTGGAAGGATGATATCATCCCCAAACACGCGGACTTGGTTGCGATATT